ATTTCATCTAAGCTTTTCTTAGATCTGACCTAAATCAGATACAAATACTTTAGCGTAGAATTCTGGTCTAATCATCTTCTTAGCATATCTTGTCATTAAACCTTTTCTTGGAGTGAAGGTTTCTGGGTCATATACTAGAGGAGTCATCATTAATGGTACGTAAGGAGAATAAACTGCTCCAGCTTCTAAGAATTGTGAACCTCTATATCCCATAAGAATTGTATTCTCAGTCATATAAGGATTCTTGTATACTTGGAATCTGTTGTTTAATGCTCCAACTTTTTGTACGCCCATTGCGAACTGATCTTGATCACCGTTTGTAGCAGCTGCATATCCTGGAATAGATTCTAAGATTGTAGCAACACTTGGAGAACATACTAGGAAGTTTGCACCACCTCTTAATGTTTTCTGGTGAATCTTGTTAGATACTTTCTGTAATTTAGTACCTAAAGTTTGGAACCACTGTCCTTGAGTATTGTAGAAATCAGAAGTGTTAGTATCCCACTGTCCGTTTGCCCATACTTTGTTGTTTTGAGCTGACCATCTTTCAGTTGTGTTAGCTTCTAAGATTAACATATCTAAGATCTCTAAGTCAATCTCCATAGAGATGTACTCTGATAATAGTGAAGTTAATTCTGCTTCAGCATCAATTGAATGGTAAGCATTTAAGTCTTGAGCAAATTCAGGAGTCCACTGTGCTTTTAACTTTCTAGTCTTAGCAACAATCGCCTCTGATTGCAATTTAACATCGATTTCTGGAATAGAAATAGATCCGTCTACTGCTCTACCTGATGCAGCTTCGAAGTCACCTCTATCGTTATCTTTCGTTTGTTTAGAGTAGATAACTTTTACTGTTCCTCCAACTGCTCCTGCAGCTACGATGAACTTTACTTCCGTTCCATCTACTGATGTAAATTCTGGTTTTGTAGATACGATGTTTCCACCAACTTCTAAAGCAAATGCTCTAGCTGCTAAGAAATCTGCATCTAATCCATCTAAGTCTACTACTACTGATTCGTAGCTATCTGTATCAAATTCTGCGTCATATCCTACCTCTTCTAAAAGAGATCCTGTTACAGTAGTTGATAATGAAGCACTTGCGTTGTTGATAGAGTAACCGAACTGTCCAGCTCCGTATAAACCTCCAGATACATCCTGATCTTTAATCATTTTTATAGCTCCTTCAGTTACGTTACCGTACATGTTATCTCCGTCTTGTTTGTTACCTGAAGAATCTCCATATTTGAAGTCTAGGTAAAATACAAGTCCAGAAGGTAAACTCATTGGTTGTACAGATACGAAATCTTGAGCAACGATTTGAGCGAATACCTTTCTTACTAATGGTAGAGCAACTCCAGCCCAGTTTTCACCAGTACCTGCAGTAAATGTAGCACTACCTTGAGTGTTAGTGTTAGCTTCAGCAACAACTTGCTTTGCTTGGTTTTCTAAGATTACTGCCATGTTAGCGGCTTTTTTTGCCTTCTAACCCTTCTAGTAATCCTGAAGCTTGCCATTTTTCGGCAAGTTTTGCAGAGTCTTCCAACATTACTTTGTGGGTTCCTCTTGCATCTTCTAATAGGTTGTTAATTTCCATGATTAATTTTTAAAAAATATTATTTAATGATTCCTGCTAATTTTTGCATTCTTAGAACGGCTTCAGAAAGTTGAATTACTTCTGGCTTACTAGCTGTAGTTCCAGTTGCTTTACTAGCTGATCCTTTGTGTTCTTTAATTGTAGTCTCTTTTTTAGTACCTACATTATCAACTACTGTTTCGAATACAAGCTTAACTTCTTTTACAGTTTCAGCTTTATCAAATGCAGCAATAACGTTTACTTTTTGAGACTCTGAAAGGTTCTGAGCCTTAAAGATTTTGTTGACATAAAGTAATTTAGCATTTAGAATGTTTACCTCATTTAACTCTTTCTTAAGAGTTTCGATAGTTTCTAATGCTTCTTTCAGATCAGCTACTCTATTAATGTTGTAGTCTTTTCCGTCAGATTCGTGATTAACTTGAACACTAGTGTCTTCCTCTACAGTCTCTTCGTCTTTGTCGTCTGCAGATTCTTCCATTTCTTTCTCGTCTTTCTTACCTTCTTCAACTCCATCTTCAACAGTTGGTTCTTCTGAAATACTTTCTAGTTCTCTAATTAATTCGTCTAGATCGATTTCTTCTTCGTCACCTCCCATTTCAGGTTCGTCTTCCATTCCTGGTTCTTCTACTGGTGCTTCATCTCCC